GGCGGTGGGGGTGGCGGCGGCGGCTCTGGGGGTGGCGGTCCTGGTCCTCCTGGCGGAGGGGGTGGAGGAGGTGGCTCAGGCGGCGGAGGCGGCGGCCCGCCTGCGGGCGGCGGCGGCGGAGGAGACAATAGCGACCATAACCCGGACGGCTCGACAGGCCGGCCCGGCAACCCCGGCCAGGGCAACAAGCCCGATGCGAATCCCGGTCATCCGAGCGACGGGTCCAAGCCGGGCAACGGACCTAAAGGTGGTAAGAGATGACTGAGCGCCAACAAGGAGATGCGGCGGTGGCCAAGCAACAACGGATAAAGGCGGAAAGAGCCTTCGTGGAAGACAAGGAGCAGGAGATGTACGACGCGGTGGCGGCGGCGATTAACGTCTACCACAACGTCCTGCCGCGCGAGCGCGCCAGCCAGGTCGTCGCCCTGCTGTCCGAGATGGTCGAGAAGGACGAGGAATGGACGACCTATGAAGGCGGCCCGGTTCCGCCGGAGCCGATCGCGCCGCCGGCGCTGACCAGCCTGGACCCCAGCACGGCGGTCGCCGGCAGCACCGCCGACATCGTCATGAAGGCGATCGGTACAGGCTTCACGCCGAGCAGCATCATCGTCTTCAACGGCTACGCCGAGCCGACGACCTTTGTTTCCGAGACCGAGCTGACGACCGGCGTTAAGCCGAGTCTGTTCGTGGTTCCCGCCGTCTGCCCGGTGTCCATCCACACCAATTCGCTGGTGACCGAGCCGATCGATTTTACCTTCACCGATGCCGCCGCGCGTAAGGCGAAGGTCGAGGAAGAGCCGGAAGCGGACGAACGCAAAGGTAAGAAGGGACGCGACAAATGATCATCACCAGCTATCGGGTCAAAGGCGATAACCGCATCGTGCTGAACGGCGATGACGGTCATGCCTATCATCTGCAGAACGCCGAAACTGCGGCGAACTGGATGCTGACCAACAGCACCAACCTGCCGACGCTGGCATCGATCTCGCCGACCACGGCCGTCCACGGCGCCGCGAACACGACCGTGACGCTGACCGGCACCAACTTCAACACGACCTACTCCGAGGTGCTGGTCAACGGCGAGGTTTTTCCGCGCACCTTCGTCTCGGCAACCAGCATGACCATCGTGCTGCCGACGCTGACCGTGCCGGCCGCCGCCGTCTGGTCGGTCGCGGTGCGCAATCAGGGCGTCTTCGTGACGGTATCTAAGACCTTTACGTTTACGTGAGGCCGCCATGATCAGCGCCCTCATCACCCTCATCGTCTATCTGCTCGTCCTCGGTGTAATCTGGTATCTCCTAGGTTACGTAATCAGCAATCTGCCGGTGCCGGACCCGCCGGCGCGGATCATAAGGATTCTGGTGGTGGTCCTCTTCTGCATTATTATCATCGTGCTGCTGTTGAATTTCGTCGGCCTGTCGACCGGCATCAGCCTGCCGAAACTGGGATGAGCGGCCGCCGGTCATGGGAGTGGAAAATGAGAGATTTTGAACTGGCGGTCTCTGAACTGCTCGACCAGTACCGCAACAAAATCCCGCGCGGAGAGGCCGCCGACGCGCTGCTGATCCAGTACAATCTGGTGGGTGCCGATGACACCTGGAAGGATACGCCGGATGCTGAAACGGAATCAGCGGAAGCGCCTGTTGCTGAAGCAGCGCCAGGAGTGGGTGCGGAAGAGCTTGCGGACGCAGAGTCGGCAGCCGCAACCGAGCAGTTCACTAAAGGGCCGACCGAGGGGTGACGACCAAGAAAGCCCGCTACCTGAATGCCCTGCAGCGCCGCAAGGCGGCGGCTGCGGCGAAGGATGACCTGCTCGTTTTCACAAAATTGATGATGCCGGATGCCACGCACCCGGACGACGTGAGCCTGTCGCAGTACACCGTCGCCAAGCATCATCGGGCGATCGCCGCCGCCCTCGAGCAGGTCGAGTCCGGCAAGATCAAGCGGCTGATCATCAACGTCCCGCCGCGCCACGGAAAGAGCCAGCTCGCGTCGCGCATGTTCCCGGCCTGGCATACCGGCCGCCACCCGGCCGACTCGATCATCCTGGCGACCTACTCCGACAAGCTCTCCTGGGATTTTGGCCGCGAGGTCCGCGCCATTGTCGAGGACCCGATCTACGGGCAGGTGTTCCCGACGGTCGGCCTCAACACGGCGTCGGTCGACCGTGTCGAGACGACGCGCGGCGGCAAGCTGTTCTTCGTCGGCCGCGGCGCCGCCATCACCGGCCGCGGCGCCTCCGGCCTGATCATCGACGATCCGCTGAAGGACCGCGTCGAGGCGGACAGCCTGACAACGCGCGGCAAGCTATGGTCCTGGTACAACCAGGTCGCCAAGACGCGGCTGCTCAGCCACAAGGGCTGGATCGTTATCATCACGACGCGCTGGCACGAGGACGACCTCGTTGGCCGGCTAACGGATCGGACCAACCCGGACTATTCCCCCGTAGAAGGGCCTAAATGGAAGATCATCGATCTTCCCGCCCTCGCCACCGAGAACAACGACGGCCTCGGCCGCAAGGTCGGCGAGGCGCTGTGGCCCGACCGCTTCCCGGTGCAGTACCTGGAGGACATCCGCGCCGCGGACCCGCGCGGCTTCCAGGCGCTCTACCAGGGCACGCCGACGCCTGAGAAGGGCAACTTTTTCCCGGCCGATCGCATCAAGACCTACGGCCTGCGCGAGCGCCCGCCCAACGACCGGCTCCGATTCTATGCGGCCTCGGACCACGCAGTTTCCTTACGGCAGGAGCGAGATAAAACCTGCCTGATCGTCATCGGCGTCGACGACGACCAGAACATCTGGATCATGGACGACCTCGTCTGGGCGCATCTCTCCACCGACGTGGTCGTCGAGAAGATGATCGACCTGATGAGCAAGTACAAACCGCTGTTCTGGTGGGCCGAGAAGGGTCACATCAGCCGCTCGATCGGCCCGTTCCTGCATAAGCGTATGCTGGAGCGGTCGACCTTCTGCCGGGTGTTCGAGATGACCCCGAACAACGACAAGAAGACCCGCGCCCAGTCGATCATGGGCCGCATCGCAATGGGCATGGTCTACTTCCCGGCGTTCGCGCCGTGGTGGATCGAGGCCAGGACCGAGATGCTGCAGTTCCCGTTCGGCATCCGCGACGATTTCGTCGACGCCTTGTCATGGGCCGGCATCGGTTTAAACCTGTACGCCGGGCCGCGACCGCCGAAGGTCGACAAGCCGATGCCTAAGACCGGCTCGCTAGAATGGGTGAAGGCGGCGTCGATCCGCGAGCGCGAGGCTAAGAACGCCGCGCAGAAACAGGGCTGGTAGTGCTAAGGATGCTCCGCTGCTGGATGGAGTGGTGCCCTGGTCGGGTGGTCAGCGGCTGGCGCGGGGGCCGCGGTAATGTTCTATGCATCGGCTGGTGCTGCAATGATTGCGGAAAGGTGAAGTATTATGGCCCTTCCTCCCATAGTCCCCGGCCCCGACGCCTTTGTCCCGCCGCCCGTCGACATCGGCCCGCCGCCGCCGATCGACCCCGTCCTCGCGACGCCGAAGACGCCTCCGGGTGAGAAGCTGGCGGAGCGCGAGCGGCCGGAGCCGGAGCCGTCCCGCAAGCATCTCGTCGACTCGATCATCAGCATGGTCAAGAAGGGCAAGGACCACTGGGACAAGGTGTTCCGCCAGATGGAGAAGGATCAGCGCTTCTGTTCTGGTGAGCAGTGGCCGGAGGACCCCAAGAAGTCGATCTACAACGACATCGTCGAGGATGACCTCTACGTCGCCAACATCACCCTCCAGCACGTCCAGAAGCGCGTCGCGGCGATCTATGCGAAGAATCCGAAGGCGGTTTGCCGCCGCCGCCCGCGCATCCTGTCGACGGTGTGGGACGGCACGATGGAGAGCTTGACGCAAGCGCAAGCGCTCGTCCAGCAGGCCCAGCAGGCCGCCATGATGGCGATGATGGACGCCGGGCAGATGATGGGTCTCGGCCCGCCAGGCATGCCACAGCCCATGCCCGGCCCGGCAATGGGCGGCGTAGGGGG